CCCTTGTAGAAATCCAGTAACGCGGACGCATCGTCGGCGCTGTCAGATCCTGCAAGTTGCTGGATGGAGGGGTTCTGCGATTGCAGCCATTCCTGAAACTCGGGCGCATTGACCACTTCTCGCCAATCGTTATGCCGGCTTTCGAGGCGGGCATACTCTGACTGAAGTTGTTGCTCATGGGCCTGCTGTTGTATGGGCTGCACAGTGGACCGCAAGTCTGCGATCTCCTGCTCTAGCTGCGCCTGTCGCTGCTGGTCTTTGGAAAGACGAGCCTCGAAGGCGCGGGCCATGTCGGGGAAGTCTTCTTTGAACGTCTCCCAGTCTTCCATTCCCATGGACTCGGCCATGTCCTGGCGTTGCTGGTCGTCGCTCTGGGCTTCTCCGTCAGGGCTTTTCTGCTTTGCAGCTTCCAGCTCTTGAGCCTTGCGCTGCAATTCGTTGATTTGTCTTTGGTAGGCGCCCAATCGTCCACGCTGCGAAGCGTCGGAGTGCCGTAGGCGCTCGTTTTCAGCTTCCAGTTGCTGCAGGCGCTCGGACACATCGGCTTCAGACTCTTGATCCTCATCGGTGTTGTCGCTCAGCTCCTGCGGCTCGCCGTCTTCGGCAGGCGGCGTGTCCCGGTCTGCGTGATACTCGTCGCGCTCATCGGCAGGGGTTGAGCCTTTTGCGTACTCCTCAAAAGCTGCTTCGAAATCCTGCTCGTTGTCGTCAACGGCATCGGTTTCCTGCGGCTTATCAAGCGGCTGGTCGGTCATGGTAGCGGTTCTCCCGAACGGCTTAGGTGATTGCCCTGGTGGGCGGTCAGTAATCCGGGCCGGGCTGAATGTCCGGCTCGGGGTCTTCGCTGGCGTGCGCCAACAAATCATCAATTAAGCGGATCTCGCCCCGGAGCTTGTCATCATTGGGCGACCCATTTATCAGGGACTGGACGCGCATAGCCCGGCGCTCCTGAACCCATTGCTCAACGGCTTTCCAGGTTGGGGTGTGGCGGTCGATCTGCATCAGTAGCTATCAAACCCCATGTTCTGATTGCGCACTCGGGCCAGGCGCTCATTCTGGCTGTCGCTCAGCTCAGCGGCTTTGGTTTGGCGCTGGGAGGCCAGGGTGGCGGCCGTCTTCTGCATTTCGGCCTCCAGGCTCTGAGAGTGCATGCCCACTTTTGCCTCAAGCTCCGCCATGGTTATGCCTTCCTTGTAGGCCAGCTCCATGCGATCTTTCTCCTGGCGCGTCTGCAACTCAGCGGACTTGTACTGTTGCTCGAATTGCTGCTCCTGAGACTTCAACTGCAACTCCTGCTCTTTGATTTGCAGCTCTTTGATTTTGATCTGGGTCTCCGGGTCGGGCTCATCGCCTTTCTGCTGCGCCTTGCGCGCCATTTCCTCGTCCGTGTAGGCCACCGAGTCAACCGGCACCTGCAAGGTGCGCAGGATCTCCCGGTACAGCCCCGCCCAGTTGGTCAACTCGGCAAAGATCGGATTGTTGCCAGCCACCTGAGACAGCGATAGCAACTTCTCCTGCTGCTCCTCCCGGGCAATCAACACGCTGGTGCCTTTGGCAACAATATCGAAGTCGCCCTTAATCTCCGGGCGGTCGGTGTACATCATGTGGTAGTCGTAGAAGCGGCGAACCAGTGGCGCCGTCACACCGTCATCGAAGTTCTTGGTGGCGCTGCGCAGCACGATATTGCTGTTGTTCATTAGCATCTGCATGCCACCCAGGGTCTTTGAGCCCGGGCCACCGCCTACGCCCTCGCCTTGCAGCAGAATCGGAAGATTGGTTTCGGTGTCTGCCAAGCGCTGGGCGGCCTCGAAAATGGCAAACAGGTCGCCCTGGTTGTTTGTGATCTGGTAGGTGGCAAATGCAGACCCCACAGGTTCCTCGCCGGTATCCAGCCACACCTTATTGGGGCGTAAGGTCCAGTCGCCATCCTGCGGTGTCACGGATCGCTTTTTTAGCACGATCTGAGGGCCTGCAGAAATGCCTGCGTTGTCCATCATCATGCGCCAGGCGGCGTTGACCACCTTCTGTGGCTGACGCATCAGGTACGGCACGCCAAAACCGAAGATGGAGGCGCCGTCTTCTTCCCAGTTGAACACGCTATACGGCAGATCGCCGGTCTCCAGCGGATTGATGGCCGCCTTGATAACGTGCCCGCCCACCATCAGCACACAGCCGGTGTATTCAATGAGCGGGTCGTCTTCAATATCTTCACAGCCACAGGCGCGCAATTCGTCTTTGTCCAGCGGGCCCCAATACTCCCACAGCTCGTATTTCTTGTCGTTGGTCACCGTGTCAACGCCGGTGATCTCGCGCAGCTGGTGGCGGCGGTCCTCAGCAATGTGGCGGCCCTCGTCGTCTTCCATGGCCTTGCGTAGCTGATTGAGCATGACGCCAGGCAAGTCGGCCAGCTCACGCATCTGCTTGCGGTTAAGCAATTTGCGCTCGAAAAAGAACTCCGCCTCGCTCATGCTCGATGCAGACATATCGGGAAAGGCATCCCACGGGTCTACCCGCTCCAGGCCAGCGCGCAACTCGGTCTGAATCTCCATTACGCTCTGACCAGTTTGAGGGTCAGTCATCCAGGCGCGCCGGGTCCGATTGACCACGGTTGGACCCTTCAGCACACCAGTGCCCAGCATGCAGGCATCTTGAATCACGTCGCGGGCATGAGCGTTGTAGTTGGCTTCGGCAAAATCGTCTTCAATCTGCTGCTGCATGGCCCTGGCGGCTTCGTCGGCCTTGGCCTGCTCGTCCTCTGGCTCTGGTTCTGGCTCCATGCCCGGCATCTGCCCGGCGCCCATTGGCAGGCCGTCCTGCATCATGCCCTGGCCCATCATGTCCGGCGATTGCCCCGGCATCTGCTGGTCGGCCTGCATCATGCCTTCAGCCTTGCTCATGGCGGGCACTGGCGTCGCCTTCAGGCCAAAGTTGGTATCGTCGTTGGGCAAGAGCATGTCGCTCATGCGCGCAATCGCGGCCCGGGTCTTGTTTCGAGTAATGTTAACGAACACCTTGGACGACTTGTTGGCCTCCATGCGGCTTCGCTCGTCCGGTGTGTACTCACCGTGGTACTGGCGCAGATCCTGAAGCCACCGGGTTTCCAGTTGCTGGCGCGCAGACACTTGCTCTTGAGCCAGCCGGTCCAGCTTGGTGCCCAGCATATTCAAGTCTTCTTCGCGCTTGATCTGCTCGGCTTCGTCCGGGTTCATCTGCTCGTCTTGCATTTCAGTATCCTGCAGTGGGGTCGCCAGGGGCATAGCTGTTAATGGCCTGCTGAGCAGGTCGGGTGGTGGCTGCTGACAGCTTCATTACGGCGTAGCGCAGTGCATCCATCAGGTGATCGTTCTCTTTGACGATTCGGCCTTTCTCGTCTCGGCGGTACAGCCGGATTTCGCCCAGGGTGTGCTGCAGCGTGCTGAAAATCTTGAGGCGGCCGGTTGAGAGTCGGTCCAGAACTTCCATCAGCCCGGCCTCCACCGCCTTGTTGGCCTTGTTCAGGATCAGGCCTTCGTCCTCGTACAGGCGCCAGAGTGACTTGCCGTCTGTCTGTGATCTGCCCCGTGCGGCGGTATCAATCACCCCGGGAATCCAGTCACCGCGCAGGCGAATGGCTTTGGCATGAATGGGCGCTTCAGCCTGGCCCCGGTAATGCTCCGAGTAGGCGTACACAATGTCCGTGTCGCGGTCGTGAGCCAGCCAGATGGCGGCCGTTTTCTTCCAGCCAACGTCCAGCCCGTAAACCCGCGGGAACCAGCCAGGGATCTGGAAGGGGTCAATCAGAAAGTCGTCTTCCGGTACCGGGTAGATCGCGCCAGCGCCCAGCGAGGGGTTGCCGTTCATCCGGGCGTCCAGCTGGTGCGGACTGATCGACTTGGCCATATCGTCAATGTCCTGCTGGGAAATGTGCGGGACGTGGGACCAGCCCGCCTGTACGACGTAGCGGCTCATTCAACGACAGTCAGCCTGGCCGGGCCGATGGTCACCTGCTGGCCGGGTCGGGCCTTCGGGTACAGCTGCCGGGCAATGCGCTTGCTGATCGTGCCCTGGCGGATCCCCTTTTCGGTCACCATCTTGAGCAGGTTGTCCCGCACGGCTGGGTTGCAGCTGTCCTCGGGCGCCTTGATTTGGGTGACGGGCTTGCTCATGCGGGCCTCGCTTGTGCGTGCTCAGTAGCGCCGCGATCCTCTACCAACTCCCAGTCGTCGCGGAAGATGAACGAAAAGGTGTAATCCATATCCGGGCTCTGGCGCAGATCCAGCACTTCGCCCTTGCGGGTGTGCATCAGTACGGTTCTAGCCACGTTGTCCCACGTCCAATAACCGCCCCACTCCGGGAGAGTGATAGCGTGTCCGCGCTTGAGATAGCTGAAAGCAGCCTGAACTTTCATTCGACGGCCTCGTAGGTGGCTTCAAAAATGTCTGGCTTACAGGGGTAGTGCTCGCCCTGGACGCCACGAATCAGCCAATCTCCCTTGGTCGCGGTGTGCTCCCCTTCCAGTGTCAGAACGACAAGCCTGTTCAGGTGAAGGTGCGCACCAAACGACTTCCCCAGGAACTCGATACACTCGTCAAGGTTCTTGCCAGTCCACTGAATGGCGTCGATCACTACGGGCTTCTTGCGGAACTTCATAGCGGCTCCTGGTGGTGTTTGGCTTCAAGGAAATCGACAACCAGCTCGGTCAGGCCGGACAGCGGCGTAAAGGTCATGGCCACCAGACCCCGGGTTGTCATGGTTCGGATCAGGGCTTCGTCGTACAC